GTTTCGGCTGGTTTACTGCTGATGGTTATTGACTGGATTTTTGAGAATTGCTATATATGCGCTATGCAGCAGAAGTGCCGGGCAACGATCAGCTTGCCGCTCTGCCCTACTCGGCAGCAATCGCCTTGATTGCCCTGCCGGAAGACGAACGCGAACAATTCATGCAGGACAACGACATTGAAGATAAATCGGCGGCTGAAATCAAACGGCTTATTGCCGCGACAAAGCAGGAAGCGGAAAAACGCAAGAAAGCAGAAGAAGCGCTTTCGCAAGCGCAAACTGTCCTGTCCGTTGCGGAACGCGGGCGCGATGCTTACAAAGAACAGCTTGACAAGGCGCAGGAAAAAATGGAGTACCTCGAAGCGCAACTTGACCGGGAGCAGAACAAGCCGCAAGAAACGGAAATCGTCGAAAAGGTGGTTGCGCCCGCTGGTTATGAACAAATGCAACGCGACCTCGATTCCTTGCGCCAACGCTGCGAAGAAGCTGAAGAAGCTGCTGCTGAAGCTGAAAAACGGGCTGCTGCTGCGGTTGCTGATGCGCAACGGGCGCAGATTCAGCAGCTTGACGCCGCCGATCAGGATGAAGAAGCCGGGGACGGATTGAACGTCTTTGATTTCGTCACGGTCTGCAACGAGTTCAGCGGAAAGGTATGGGCCGTTCCGTTCATGGATTTTAGGGCGATTAACGAAGACGCGCTGCGCAGCTATCGCCTTATGACAAACGGCGTCAAATGTTGGGCTGAACGGGTTCTTTCGGCAATCGACGCGGCAAAAGCGCCGATTCCAGCGGAAGGGGTGATTATCCTTGACGCAGACGCCGAATAACGAGATTGCGCCGCTTCAACAACTAACGCAGCTCCAAGCAGATAATCTTCGGCAAATGGGGCTTTTCATTCAGCAAATGGGCGCGGTCGTTACCGCGCTCGATCAGCGCATGAAGAAACTTGAAAGGTTGACCGAACAGCGCGTCACAATCAACAGCAAGCAGGCGAAAGCCCTTCAGAAGCGCGTTCAGGCGCGTTCTGCGGTGCTTTGCGAGAAACACGGGTTTTCATACGCCGAAGACGGAGAAGCGTTCAGGCGGGCAATATGGCGCGATCTGAAAGCGCAATACGCAATCGACGACATTCACGACCTGCCTGCTGCATATTTCGCGCTTGCTGGAACCTTCATTGATGGCTGGAGTTCATTTCAAACTGTGCGCAAGGTGCGCGCCCGGCGCGGCGGGTAATCCGCGCTTTTTATGGGCGGGATGGCTGACCATTTCTTCGGACTGTGCCACCCCGAAGAACGACGCTCGACACGTCGCCCGCCCACCACAACCCCGGAAAAGGCACAAGAAAGGACGGTGCGAACATGCTTCATGCGCGCGACGGCTGAAATGACGACCCTGATAGTTGGCGACGATGATCTTCAAGACCGCTACATTGCCGATCTTGTGAAAGTTGACCATTGCTTCAGGGACAAAGAAACGAACCCTATTGTCAAGATACGCTTTATCCTTCGATACCCCATTCAACACGCCATAATATGGCCTGACGTGCCGAAGGACAACGCGCCTGTCGGTGAGGGCGTAATATGCCGCATGAAGGCATACGGGCGCGCTACGCCGCCGCAAATCAACCGATTCAGCAGCTATGCAGACAGCTTGACTGCTGCGCAGAACGCCGCGCTGAAGCAAGCCAGAGCGCACAAGGACAGCGCGACGGTCGAAATTATACAAAGGCACATGCGCGGCGAAATGCCGCTGCGGGTGCTGCTGGAATATAAGGAGTGGGAATTGTAATGCCGTGCGTTAATTACGTCAAGGAGCATATCACGTTTATTGAGTATGCGTCAGATAATGGGCTTTCCAGCAATGAGCGGCTTTTATGGTACGCCTTGATCCACGAGATGAATCGGCGCGCCATAGGCACGAATTGGCCTGATGGCTATATCCGCATTGCCAATAAACGGCTTCTTTCCCTTCTGCCTATCGGCTTTGATGCGATGGCAAAGGCGCGCAATTCTCTTGCGCAGCGCGGGCTTCTTTCCTTCCAGCATGGGCGCAAAAATGCTGAACTACCTATGTATCAGATGCACTACTTGACTGTCGCAGATAATCCACAAGTTTCTGATGAATCTGTGGATAACCCCGGCGAAACATGTTCAAAACCTTGTTACACTGCATCTTATCCGACAAAAACGGATAAAGTAGCGGGTAACATGCAGTGTAAAACCGTGGGTAAAACACAGGGTAACGTCAAGGGTAAAGCCACGGACATTTATAATAAACATAAACCTGACAGAACTGAACGTAACCCAAACGTGTTTATTGATGACGATGATGATGCGGAGGCGGAAATAGCGTGCGTGCGTGCGCGTATGGTGCAAGAAGATCGAGAACTTGACGGCAAGAGCAACAAATACTTCAACCTCGTTGATGTAAACACAAAAGCAGCAGAAGAAGGAATTCAGGCATCCTTTGGACGTGAAGCAACGCCTGTTGAAGCACGAAGATTCGGTCTGCTTGCGGCTGCGAAGGGGTTCTCACCCGAAATGGTTAAACTTGCATTGAACAACGCAGCACTTGCCGCTGCTAAAAATCCGTTTGCATACTGTTCGCGCATTTTCAGCACATGGGAATATGAGTGCGTAACAAACCCTGAAGAATATGCCGAATATGCGTATATTGACGACTGCATCAATGGTCGCATCGGTTTTTGCAGATATGGGGATGAATACGAGCGTGCGCAACAGATGCGCGAAGAACGGCGCAAAAAGCACGAAGCGGAAAGGGGCGGCAGCAATGGCGACGATACCGCGCAGGATTTATGACACATGCGAAGATATGCTGTATCAGCGTGAAAGTTTGGTCAAAGCGGCATCAGAACGCCTTATGTCTGCCCGTGAACGTGCGTATGCCGCGCACGGTCAAAACCTCGACACAAGCTGCGTTGCATCTTCGGGCGACAAATCAGGCCCGGTCGAACGTGCTGTATTCGCAATTCTTCAGGCTGAAGCCGATCTGTGTGCCGCACTGAAATGGGCAGAAGTTTTTTCACACCTTGACGACATTTTTGCAGGAAAGCCAGAAGCACAAATTGCCAATGCAATCTATGTGCGGCACGTCAAGCAAAAAGACGTTGCCGAAGTAATGCACTATGACCGCCAGTCTGTGCGCAGATACCGCGACAATTATGTTTGCTACTGTGCATTGTTGGCAGCAGAAAAGAATTTAATCAAAGTTCAGGAGGACGAAGACGATGCTTCACACATCGAAGACGGTTAAGACGATTGACAATTTCTTCATGTTCGACGAATATCAGAGAAAAGCAATGCGGACAGCAAACAAAGAATTGCCCGCTGACGAAATGCTGCTGAACGCTGTCATGGGCATGTGTGGTGAAGCGGGTGAAGCGATTGACCTGCTGAAGAAGCACCGGGCGCAAGGCGCGCCGCTGGACATTGACCGCCTTGCAGGTGAAGTCGGTGATTGTCTATGGTATATTGCGGAGTTTGCAGAAGCATCAGGCATTTCACTTGCGGAAATCGCGCAGCGGAATATCTCGAAGCTGAAGAACCGCTATCCGAAAGGATTTGACGCTGAATGCAGCAACAACCGTGCTGAAGGGGATGTTTAACCGTGACGAAGTGCAAAGGCTGCGGCGCTGAAATCGGCTTTATCAAGCTGAAAGCCGGGAAGGTTATTCCTGTGAATCCTTGGCCTGTATACATCGAAGATAAGACAGCGAAGGATATAATCATAACCGTTGACGGGCGCGTTTCAAACGGACGCCGGGAAAATGTGAAAAGCACAAATGCCGATTTGATGCGCGGATATGTCAGCCATTTCGCAACTTGTCCAATGGCAGGAGCTTTCAGGAAACGATGACCAACAGACGAAATTCGTATCAGGTACGATTTTCATTTTAGGCGCATTGTCACGTTATTTTGCATGATGGGACAAGCAGAAAAAGCACTGTGATTGCAAAGCTGTTTCTTCATTATATAGACAGCGAAAAGTGCGTTATCAAGGAAAACGTCACAATATTTGCAATACGGGACAAAATCAACGCAAAAAGGGGGCTTCGCGGTGCGGGTTGAGCCAATACGCGACAAGGCAGTAATCAACAGGATTGCGGAAGCCTTGAAGAATGACCAGACGGAAGCGGGAAAGCGCCGATACCTGCTGTATCTGTCAGGGCTGTATCTTGGGCGCAGAATTTCAGATTTGCTGTTGCTGAAAGTCGGCGACGTATATGGCAAGGACAAATTTGTTATCAGAGAAAAAAAGACGGGAAAGCAAATAGAACTGTTCATCACGAAGAACTTAAAGCGCGCATACAAAGAACGCCTTGCCGGGCGCGCGCCCGATGAATATGTGTTTGCGTCTGATAGACCTGATAGAATCACAAAGCAGCAAAAGCCCATTGACAGACGCACGGCATACCGCGATATTCAGGAAATCAAGAAAATCGGCAATTTCCCTGCTGACTATAATCTTGGGACGCACACCCTGCGCAAGACTTTCGGCTATCACTACTATCAGGGAACGCACGACATAGCCGGGCTGATGAAGCTGTTCAATCACGCGAAGGAAGAAACGACGCTGATTTATATCGGCATTGCGTCTGACGAAACGAAACAGACTTTCAGGAAGATTGATTCCATGTATGATACTTGACATACGCTTTAAGGCGTGTTAGTATTAGACTGTGATTTTGTAGAAGGGCGCACCGCTTAAACGGTTGCGCCTTTTCTATTGCCGGAAGGAGTGCTGCAACGTGGCTGCACCTTTTGCAAAAAAGCTGTATGCGTCGAAAGCGTGGAAACAATGCCGCGATGCGTATGCAGCATATCGTCACGGTATTTGTGAACGCTGCGGCGCGCCGGGCGACGAAGTGCATCACAAAACATACCTTACGCCTGCGAATGTCAACGACCCTGAAATTGCTTTCGGATGGAACAACCTTGAATTATTGTGTAGGTCGTGTCACATCGAAGAACACGACAAGCACAAGACGCTGAACCACGGGCGACCAGCGCGTGAAGCTGACTTACGCATTATGTTTGATGCAGACGGTCAGCCGATACCGCGCGGTCAGGTGCGCGTCGTTTGGGGCTGTCCGGCATCAGGCAAGACAACCTATGTGCATGAACACATGAAGCACATGGACATTGTTATTGATCTGGATGCAATCATGTATTGCTTCACGGGACTGACAAACAAGGCTGACGATCAGTCTGATATTTCAGACTATCTGCCTGCGATGCTGCTGATACGGTCAGCGGTATACAAGGCAGTCAAGGACGGATTGCCGGGTGTCCGCACAGCGTGGATTGTTGCAGGTCTGCCGAAGAAGTCAGACCGTCAGCAAATGTCTATGACGTTTCCTGATGCTGACTTCGTTTTCGTAGATAGCACGTTTGAAAAATGTGTTGCGAACATGGAAGCCGACGACATGCGCACGAACAAAGAACGGCAACGCAGAATCATAACGGAATGGTTCCGAAATTATGAAGCGGACTAATCCCCCCTATCAAAGAATGTTAAGAAGGGGGACGAAGACCGCGGGGGGTGGAACCTAAATTTTAGCGCAGACAGCGCGGGCGGGGGGTGTAGAATGAGCAAGAGCAAAGCCAGCATGACGAAAGACGACTACATTAAAGCGGAGATAAAGCGACTTAAAAAAATCTTCGCAAATTTGACGCAAGATGCGTCAGCCGTTGCCGAAAAACTGATTGAAAACGCCGCGTTCATGGCAGTTTCCCTGACCGATCTTCAGCGGATTATCAACGAAAAGGGATATACCGAAGAATACCAGAACGGCGAAAACCAGTTCGGTACAAAAAAGTCGTCGGAAGTCGATATTTATAACACGATGGTCAAGAACTTCAATGCAACTATGAAACAGCTTATTGACATGCTTCCCGAATCGCCTTCCGGGAGCAACAGCAAGAATGCGGCACTTGATTATATTACGCGCCGCGCTGGGCCGTGAGTGCGCTTGAACAATATGCCGTCGCCATTCTTGACGGGAAAATCAAAGCCTGCCGCCGAATCAAGCAGATGTATGAAAAACTGCTTTATCGGTATTATAACCCCGGTCAATGGCACTTCGATCAGGAAATTGCAGACAGGCATATTGTTTTCATGGAACGCTTTTGCCGACAGCCTGAAAGCGGTCAACCGCTTCGCTTTGAGCTATTCCAACGTGCGAAACTTGAAGCAATCTTCGGCTTTGTCGATGATTGCAATCTTCGTCAGTATCAGGAATGCTTGACAATCGAAGGCCGAAAGAATGGCAAAACAACTGAAATGGCGGCTGTTGAAATTGACTTGCTTGCAAACGACGGCGAAGGTTCCCCGCAGGTGTACAACGTGGCTACAAAGCGCGATCAGGCAATGTTAGGCTTTAATGCCGTTCATAGTATGATTAAACGTAGCGGCGACTTATCAGGGATTCTGCGAAAGCGCGTCAGCGATATATACTTTCCGTACAATCTGGGCTTCATAAAAGCGCTTGCAGCAAACAGCAACGGTCTTGACGGTCTAAACGCCCACGGCGTAATCATAGACGAATTGGCAGCGATTAAGAACCGCGACTTATACGACTTGATGAAACAATCAATGTCGGCGCGGTCACAACCGCTGCTTTTTGCTATTACGACAAACGGATTTGTCAGAGACAATATCTTTGATGCACAATACGAATACGCCTGCGGCGTTCTCGACGGAACGATTGAAGACGAACGCTTTGCCGCGTTTATCTATGAGCTTGACGACCCTGACGAATGGCTTGATGAATCTTGCTGGATAAAAGCAAATCCGGGACTTGGTACGATAAAGAAATACGACTTTCTAAAGCGATGCGTTCAGAAAGCGAAAGATGACCCTTCCTTCATGCCTACGGTAAAGACGAAAGATTTCAACCTGAAAGAAACAGGCGCTTCGTCGTGGCTGCGCTGGGAGGAACTAAACAATGACGCGACATTTGACATGAAGTTTGATTATTGTGTTGGCGGTTTTGACGCCGCAGACACAACAGACCTTAATGCGGCAAAAGCCTTGATGATGCGTCCTGATGACCCGAATATATATGTCAAGTCTATGTATTGGATTCCTGAAACGGTACTTGAACAGGTATCAAAAACGGGAAGCAGGCGCGAACGTGATAACATGCCCTATGAATTGTGGGTAAAGCAAGGTCTGATGCGCGTTTGGGAAGGAAATAAAGTTGATAAAGCCTGTTTTCTTCAATGGTTCATGGAACTTCGGGAGAAAGAAGACCTGTATACAATGTTTATCGGCTTCGACCCTTGGCATATTGATGACACACTACTTGCCGCGTTCAAGTCAGAGTTTGGCCCGAACGCAATGATACCCGTGCGTCAAGGCATTTATACCCTATCAGACCCAATGAAGCAGCTTCGGGCAGACCTTCAGGCAAAGCGCGTTATTTACGGCGGGAATCCGATTGATAAAATGTGCCTTGCGAACACGGAAATCAAAGCGGACATTAACGGCAACATTCAGCCGATAAAGGGGCTTGACCCACGCAAGCGAATTGACGGAACTGTTGCCCTGATAAATGGGTATAAGGTACTAAAAGATAAATATGACCAGTTTGTAAATCTGAATTGAGGGGGGGATAACGTGGGGCTGCTCGAAAAGATATTTCCGCGTCACGGAGAAGCTGAAAAGGTCGAAGGCTACTTCAAAACGCTGACTGCATACACGCCTGTTTTTACAACATTTGAAGGCGGCGTTTACGAAGTCATGCAGACACGCGCAGCGATTCATGCTTTTGCGAATCATATTTCAAAGCTGAAGCCCGAAATCGTCGGTTCACGCAATGAAAAACTTGCGCGTATTTTATCGCACAGACCAAACCCGTATATGAATACGTCACAGTTTCTTTATCGTGTGGCGACGATTTACGCGGCAACAAATAACGCATTTATTGTTCCGCTATATAGCGCGGATTACCAGACGATCACAGGGTACTATCCCCTATGCCCTGACCGCGTTGAAATTGTAACTGTCAAAGGAAATCCGTATTTGCGCTACACGTTCACCGGCGGTCAACGCGCCGCCGTTGAACTGGAACGCGCGGGCATCCTGACACAGATGCAATATAGGAATGACTTTTTCGGCGACAGCAATGCGGGCATTATCGACCCGACATTGCAGATGATTGACATTCAAAATCAAGGCATTATTCAAGCCGTGAAGAACGGCGCGTCTGTTCGCTTTATCGCCAAACTTGCGCAGACGTTAAAAGATGCAACCATCAGGGAAGAACGAAAGCGCCTGCGCGAAGAAAACCTTGCCGCTGAAAATTCAGGCGGCATCTTCCTTGTTGATGCAAAATATTCGGATGTGCGCCAAATTGATAGCAAGTCTTTTGTTGTCGATGCGGAGCAAATGCGACTTATCAACGAAAATGTCTATAACTACTTCGGCGTAAATGAAGCAATATTGCAAAATAAGTTCAACGAAGAACAGTTCAACGCATGGTATGAAGGCAAGTTAGAGCCATTCATTGTGCAACTTGGTCTTGCGCTTACAAACATGACATTTACCGACCATGAAATAGCGTTCGGCAATGAAATCATGTTCAGCGCAAACAGACTTCAATACGCTTCGACAAATAGTAAGCTGCTTGTTTCGCAACAACTTTTTGACAGAGGGATTCTATCACAAAACGACGTCTGTGACATTTGGCAGTTGCCTCACATCGAAGGCGGCGATAAGCGATATATTCGCGGCGAGTATAAGCCAAACGGCGCAAAAGACGATACGCCTGTGCCAATGCAAGAGCCGCCAGCCGATCAACCCAACAGCGCCAAAAACTAAAATCGTATCTGATACGAATTTGAAAGGGGAAACGATATGCCGAAGATTACCGCCAGCCGGGAATACAGAAGCATGAACCCGCTTGCTGTGCTGCAACGATCACAGGATGATGAAGCAGCATATCGCGCCGAAGGGTATGCGACTACTTTCGATGTTCCGTATATTCTTTTTGAGATGGACGGCGTTAAATACTATGAACAAATCAGCTCAAATGCCCTTGATAGCGCTGATGTGTCTGACGTGGTTTTCAGATTTGACCATACCGGGCATGTGTACGCGCGCACGAAAAACGGAACGCTGACGCTTGCCCCTGATGGACACGGTTTGAAATGTTCTGTTGATTTATCTACAACCGAAGCGGCGCGCCAGATGCACGACGAAATCAGAACAGGTCTGATTGATAAAATGTCGTGGGCTTTTACGGTTGCGGAAGATTCTTATAATTCGGAAACCAGAACAAGAACAATTCTAAAAATCAAGAAGGTTTACGACGTTAGCGCAGTCACATTTCCCGCCGACGCCGATACCGATATTTCTGCCCGTTCTTTCGTTGACGGAGTGATTGCGAAGGAAACAGCGGAGCGACTGGAAAGGCGCAGAAAAGCAATGTCTATGCTGATTGATTCCTACATTGGAACCGAAAAAGAAAAGGAGTAACGAACATGAGAACGCTTGCACAGATTGATGCGCGTCTTGCTGAAATTCGCACCGCGCTTCAGAACCCCGAAACGACCGATCTTGATACCCTTCAGAACGAAATGAATCAGCTGCTTCAGGAACGCGCGCAGCGCGTCGCCGAAGCCGAACAGCGCCGTTCCATGCTGGAAGCAATCGCAAACGGCACGGCACAAGGCATCACGCCGCCTACAAATCCTCTTGCCCCGCCTAACGGACAGAATGAAACGCACGAAGAACGCGACGTTCTTGCGACCCCTGAATACCGAACCGCCTTCCTGCGTTCCCTGATGGGTCTGCCGCTGTCCGCTATTGAACGTGCGGCAATGGATGAAGCAGAACAGCGCGCCGCCCTGACTTCTGCCAGCAGCAGCGCAGGCGCCGCTATTCCGACACAGACGCAGAATGAAATTATTCGACGTCTTCAGTCGGTTGCGCCTATTATTGGCGAAATTACCCTGTTCAATATTCCGGGTAATGTCACGATTGCGGTCGAAAACGCAACCACTACTGATGGCGCATATCACGCCGAAGGCGCTGACACTTCCGAAAGCGCCGACAAGCTCGTTGAAGTCAACCTGACCGGCTTTGAAGCAATCAAGGTGCTGTCCATCAGCGCAAAGGTCAAGTATATGTCTATCAATGCGTTTGAAGCGTGGCTGATTGACAACCTGACCGACGGCATTGCATACCTGATTGAAAACTGGATTGTCAACGGAACAGGAAGCAATCAGGCAACGGGTATTGGAAAGGCGGCAACATGGACGGCGGAAACAAACAAGGTCAAGTGTGCCGCCGCAACGCCGACGTATGCTGAAGTGTGCAGCTTGATTTCCCTTCTGCCGGGAACTTACGACCGCAATGCGAAGTTCATCATGAGCAAGAAAACGCTGTGGCAGAAGTTTATGCCCATCCGCGACGACGCAAAAGCGCCGATTGTTAAGGGTGAAGGCGCTGGGCAGTATTTCATCATGGGCTATCCTGTCATGCTTACCGATAAGGCTGCGACGCTGGGTGATGCGTACTTCGGCGATCTGAAGACCTACTACGGAAACTTCGCCGAAAGCATCACGGTTGATAAATCTGAACACAGCAGCTTCCGCAAGAATCTGACGGACTATCGCGGCAGCGCGATCTTCGACGGCAAGCCGACTGTGTCTGATGCTTTCGTGAAGATGTCGCTGACCTGATGGAGTAAACGCGCATGAACATCATTGAACGTGTACGCAAATCACTGAACATCACGTCGGCGGCGTTCGACGATGAGCTGCGCGACGTTGTTGAAGCCGCACGTCGGGATATGGAAATGTCAGGTGTTCCCCGTCGCGTCGCCCGCGACGAAGCGAACGCTGACGTAATACAGGCGATCAAGTGCTTTGTCAAAGCCGATCAATCTTGGGAAGAACCGAACATTGCAGCGCGACAAATGGAAAGCTACAACGCTATCGTCAACAAACTGTCCTTGACCCATGATGACAGAAATAACGACGAAAGGGGCTGCTATTCGTGAACAGGCGCACTGTGATTAAACTGCTTGAAAAGATGGTCAGCAAGAGCGGCACAGGTTTTGAAACGAGAAACACAACGGCAGGACGTGAGATAATCGCCGAACAGGGCGGCGTCGGGCGTTCGGAATTTTATAAAGCAGCGGCGGCGGGTATGACTCCCGCCGTTACTTTTACCGTTTCCGAAGCTGATTATCAGCAAGAACGCCTGATAGAGTATAACGGAAAAACATACAAAGTTCTGCGTTCATACCCTACGCCGAATCGCAAAGTCGAACTTGTCTGTCAGGGGGTTGAACCGAATGACGATTGAAGCATTCGTCAACATTCTGAAGAAAATTGACCCGGATATTTCGCGGTATCAACGTATTCGGAAAAAGAGCGATGACGCCTATTCCGTTTGGAGCGACTACGGCACACGAACGCTGTACGCAAATGGAGTTCCTGCCGGAAGCGTAAAAAAAGTTCAGGTCGATTATTTCACCTTCAAAGAAGATGACCCTGTTGCTTCACGTTACTTTCACGCACTTTCCCTGAATGATGAAATTGCAGTTGAGCATACAACAGACTTTGAAACAGATACGCGATATATTCATCACATTTTTGATTGCGAAGTGGTGACTGACGATGGCGTTATTTAATGGCGAAGGATTTAACGAACTGCTTTCCGATCTAAAAACAAACGGGGATATGCTCGATGTAGCTGCGCCCGAAATTCTTGAAGCAGGCGCGGCAGTTGTCGCTGATGCGTGGCGCGATGCGATTAAAGCGCATGACTTGATTGATTCAGGCGACATGCTCGAAAGCGTCGGTCATTCTGAAATCGTGAACACTGAAACTGAAAAAAAGGTTGCCATTTATCCGCAAGGACGCGATCACAAAGGCGTTCGCAATGCGGAAAAGGCTTTTGTCAATCATTACGGAGCGTCACACCGAAAAGCAACGCATTTCGTTGATGATGCTGAAAAACAATCAGAAGAACCAGCCGTCGAAGCTATGGCTGCGGCATGGTATCAGAAACTTGAATCGGAGGGTTAAACGATGGCAAATATTGGCTTGCGATACGCCGTATTTTCCCGTGTGCAGTCGCACACCGAAGGAAACGCCATTACCTATGGCACAGGGCGCGAAGTTGGTATGATGATTAGCGCAAACGTCGCTATTACGCGCAACAGCAGCAAACTTTACGCAAACGATGTCGTTGCCGAAGAAGACAACTCCATCAGCGAAGCGCAGATTACGATTAACACCGACGATCTGACGCTTGACAATGAACAGTATATGCTTGGAACGCTGAAGACGGGCGAAGGCGATTCCGCGCACTATGAAGATACAGACGACGCTTCCCCACTCGGCGGTTTCGGTTATGTGCGCGTCAGGTCGAAGACGAATCAGGAAACGGGCGTAACCACAAAGAGTTATATTGCGACGTGGTGGTACAAGGTGCGCGCCCGAATTGAAGCCGAAAGTGCGCAGACGAAGGGGCAGAATCTCGAATGGGGTACGCCGACGATGATTCTGCGCGCTATGGGCGCGTATATCGACAACAGCGACAAACTGAAGTTCCGTGACCGCAAGAATTTTTCAAGCTATGCAGACGCTAAAAAGTTCATCGACGATTACGCAAACATCACGGCTGTCGGCGAGCAATAAGGCGGGTGAACAGAAATGATGACAGATGGAGCAAAAATCACATTGCTTGATGGCAAGGAACTCGACCTTGTTTTGAATACCGAAGCAATGGCTGAACTTTGCGATGAGTTCGGCGATCTTGAAAAAATCGGAGATATGCTGAACAATGCCAGCTATTCTGAAAAAATTCGCCTTGTTCCCCGGCTGATTTCTATTCTTGCAACGCAAGGAGAAGCAATCAAAGGGAACGATACGAACATTTCCCCCGACTACATCCTGCGCCAAACATTACCGAAGGATATTCCGGCAATGACAGGCGCGTTTCTTCGCGCTATCGAAATCGGCATGAATATCAAATACACGATGGAAGATAGCGAAACTGATGAAGTGCTTGCTGAAATCGAAAAAAACGTGCAGGGCGCAGCGGGGACTTGACCCCGCTGCGCGTTGTACATTGCGGGCTTACTGCTGGACTTGATTTTCATACCATCATGAAATCAAACCCCGGCGCAGTTCTTACGCTTTATCTATATCGGCGCGATTACGACGACCAGCAACACGGTATAACGCGAGAAAAGGGGGCTGCTTTCTATGCCGATGCGTGACATTCGGACAAATATTGTCCTTGAAGGTGAACAGCAGTATAAAAGTCAGCTCAACGACGCAATGAATGCCGTCAAGCTGCTGGGGCTGCAAGTCAAAGAAAATACCACGGTCTACAAGTTGAACAGCGATTCAGCAAACGGAAACCGCGAACGAATGGCGCTGCTGTCAAAAGAAATGGAACAGCAGCAAAAAATCATTGACTTATATACCGAAAAAATTGAAAGGAACCGTCAAGCGGGAGAAGGAAACAGCAAGGAAACGCAGCGGCTTGAAGAAAATTTGATAAAAGCCCGCACTGCCCTTGCTGCAATGAACAATGAATACCAGCAAGCAAACGACAACATTCCGTCGCTAAAGGATAAAATCAAAGAGCTTACCGGGCATATTGGCGAAGGACTTGTAAAAGCTGCTGAAGTTGCTGGAAAAGCCGTTGTTGCTTCTTTTTCCGCTATTAGTTCAGCCTGCGTCGCTGCTGGTAAAGCGATATATGATTTAACCGGGCAAGCCGGAACGTATGCTGATACTATTCTGACTATGTCGGATGTCACAGGCATTGCGACGCAAGACCTGATGAAATGGGAATACGCTTCGCAGTTTATCGACACATCAGTTGATACGATAACGGGCAGCTTGACAAAACTTGAAAAGAACATGGCCAGTTCTTCGGCAGATACGGCAGCAGCCTTTGAAACGCTGGGTGTGAAGATAACCGATTCAACCGGGCAAATGCGCGACGACGAACAAGTTTTCTGGGAAATTATCGACGCATTAGGCAAGGTTGAGAACAGCACAGAGCGCGATCAACTTGCAATGACGCTGCTTGGCAAGTCTGCTAAAGACCTAAACCCACTTATCAACGCCGGAAGTCAGGCGTTCAAGGACTTGGGCGAAGAAGCTGCGGCGGCAGGCTTGATTATGTCTGATGACAGCTTAAAAGCATTCGGGGCATACGATGACGCAGTAAATGTCATGAAATCGACCCTGACAGCAGCAGGACGTTCGGTTGCTGAAGTATTCTTGCCAGCTACAAAGGGCGTCATTGAGGGCGTCACAGAGGTTGTGCAGGCATTTATCGACATGGTTCATGGTGCGGATGGCGCTTCTGAAAAATTCCAGAAGACGATAAATAATCTAATTGACAAGGTAACAGGCATGTTCAATGACTGGTTGCCGAAAATTCTTGAAACAGGTATCAACATTCTAATTTCGCTGACTGATGGCATTATCAAAGCGATTCCGAAGCTATCCGCAGCACTTCCGAAAGTTTTGAACACGCTGCTGACGTTTATCATTGAAAATCTGCCGAAAATCATTGATGCGGGCATTTCTCTTTTGTCCGCCCTGTGCGAAGGTATTATTTCAGCAATTCCGACCCTTGTTGCGAATCTGCCTGCGATTATAACCGCAATCGTTCAAGGACTTGCAAGAGGCGTTGCGGCAATGGCGAATGTCGGCGGTGAGCTTGTAAAAGGACTTTGGGAAGGCCTGAAAGGTGCTGTCGGGTGGCTCAAAGACAAAATTGTCGGGTGGGTTGGCGACGTGCTTGATTTCATTAAAGGCTTGTTCGGCATTCATTCCCCTTCGACCGTCATGCGCGATCAAGTCGGCAAAATGCTTGCCGAAGGTGTTGCTGTCGGTCTTGAAAACGAAAAAGGAACGGTACAGCGCGCCTTTAATGACATGTTGCCGGATACGGATGTAAACTTTAGCATCAAAGGCGTTACCAGCGCGGCGCGCACGGCGCTTTCCGCCCCGGCTTCTGTTCCTTATTATTCAGGCACAGCAATCAGTTATGACTTGTCTGATTCCGCGCTTCAAAAGTTATCCAATAATCTTGTTGGAGCGCTTCAACGCGCGGGCGTTGGAGAAGCTGTCATTCAGTTGAACGGGCGCGAGTTTGGGCGCACAATGCGGCGCGGCTTGGAAGTGGGGTTTGTATGATTCAGTACGAAAACAGCGCAGGTGAAACGATCAGGCTTGACCGTGCTGGATTTTATGCAGACGAAGGAACGCTTCGCAATTTTGAATGGAGCTATAATTATTCTGCGTATCCTGATGGTACGGGCGGAATCGTTTCGCAGTTTTCAAGGAACGACAAAACGAAAAACTTTAACGTTTCTGCACACGCTTATTCACGCACCGAAATTGACACCCTTCTGAATCGACTGCACAATGTTACAGAATATGATGTTCGCAGCAGAATGCCGGGCAAGCTGTGGCTAAATCAGCAATACCTTTCGTGTTATCTGATAGGTAGCGAGATCACAGAAAAGTCACGGCACATGCTGTTTGTTACAAAAAAAATGACGGTTCTTCCTGTTGTCCCGTACTGGTGCATTGAAGAAACAAAAAACTTTATCGCTGGTGGCGCGTCTGTTTCGTCAGCGAACGGGAAGCGTTACAATGGGCGCTATCCGTATAAGTATGGCACAGGATATGCGCAGACAACGCTTGACAACACGGTTGGTTCGTGGGAAACGCCGATGATACTGACAATATACGGCCCCGCAGTCAATCCGTCATTATCAATCGGCGGGCATAGCTACACGCTGAATACAACTATTGCTGCGCGAGAACGCGCCGTTATCGACCAACTGCACAAGAAAATTTACAAAATAGGTACAACAGGCGGCAAAAGCAACCTGTTCAATACGCGCGACAAAAAGAACGATATTTTTCAATATGCGCCCATTGGCATGGTTCCTGTTTTGTACAACGGTGATTATTCGTTTGATATTACGTTGATTCATCAGCGGAGTGAACCTTTATGGAACGATTGATTCACGCAGATTCAAGCCGCATAGAAGTCGGCATGATAACCGACTTCATTTCTTTCGATGCACAGATTCACAATAATTGCGAAATCGCAGATAACACGTTTTCGCTTGAAATGTCCATCAGCGCATGGAAAGCGGAACAGATTATGCGCGGCGATTATATCTATATTGACGGAAGCGAGTTCGGCGGCATTGTTGGAAGCGTAAACAAGAACACAGGAGCAGACACGGTCACGATCAAGGGTATACTGTGGCGCGCGCTGCTTGCTATGCGGATAATATCGCCGCCTTCTGGACAGGCATACAGAGCGTTTACAAACACGGAACTGAATAGTATCGTCGCCGATATTGTCGGAAACGACTATGTGAACCTTTTCTATGTTTCCGAAGAAAACACAGGCGTTTCAATATCGTGTCAATTTCGCTATCAGACGAAACTTTCGGGGTTGTCTAAAGCACTGCTTCAAGCTGGGTATACATTATCTTGCGTGTACAATGCAGCAGAGCAGCGCGTTATTACCAGCGCCCGCCGTTGTGCGGACTATTCCGAATATGCGGATATTTCGTCCGACTTAGGGATTGGAATGTCAATCACAGCAGGGCGCGTTGATGACTATAACCATTGCATTGCGCTTGGTACAGGTGAACTTGCTGAACGCATGGTGCGCGAAATCTGGATGCTTGACGGAAAGATTTATAAAACGCGCCCTGCTGCGCTTACTGAATCTGCGTTGCGGTCAATGACATTCGATTACCCAAACGCAGAAAGCGAAGACGAGCTGCTTTCCTCGGCAGGCGATGCGCTTCTTCAATATGCTGCTATGTCTTCAGCAGAAATAGATCTGTCACAGCTTCAGCTTGACTTGCAACTCGATGACAAAATACTGACCGTTGACCGCGATCTTGGCATATCGGCAATAAAGAGCGTATCACAGCGCGTCATAACAATCAACCAGAACGGCACAACAATCAGAACGGAGGTTGAATAATGGCACAGAAAGCAATAACGGTCTTTACCCCGGACGGCGAAGCTCCTCACATCTACGCAGAAGACGATGCGCAGGTTCACAGGGCAATCTTTGGAGGAAGCGGCATCACGGATGCAGACGAACGGCTTGCCGCAACCATTGTTGACAACAACACAATTCGCCTTGCTTCCGGCTTATACTGCAATCAAGGCTACTTGCACGTCGTCCCTGCTGGTGAAACACTTGCTTTGACCATTGGAAGCGGAACGGCAGGTGTATTCAGGCGCGATCTGATTGCGTCGGAGTTTATACGCGGCGGCGGGAGCGTTGCTGACACCTTGCAATTCAAGGTTATTGCGGGCGAAGAAGCGTCAAGCCTTGCCGAAGCACAACGCCCTTCGCTGACACAAGACAGCATTGCAGCAGGCGGTTCTACTCGGCAAGAAGCGCTGTATGAAGTGATTATTAGCGGAACGACAATCACGGCGGTCAACAGGGTTGCTGATTATGTTGGTTCCTTCTATGCTTAACGCGGAAAGGCTGCACAATGGCAACGACTTCTTACAATGGCAGTTGGGGAGATTCGTATTCACTTAATACGACGCGGACTTGCTATCTTTCGGGCGGTGGCGGCGCTTCTGGAATCATCAACAGCGTAACAGTTGACTTGATCTTTTCGACGAATGCGTATTCGCCGCATTACTATCTAACGATTACGCTATTGACAAACAGCGGAAACATTGAAATTGAAGATGAAGTAAAGATGACCTCGGATGACTATTCATTTGCTTCGCGTAGTTTCACATTCAGCAATGTTTCACTTAGTCAGGCGAACAGCATAACAGGAATTTCTATCAAATGCACAGGAGCTTCTTCTTCGTCTGGTAGCGCTTCAAAGGTTTTTGTAAAATCCTCGGTGTCCGTGGTTGTTGACTATACCATTCCGTCGAAACTTGCTACACCAACTATCAGCACGGGAACGACAATGACAACCGATTCAACGGTTGCTATATCTTGGGCTGCGTCTTGGAATACAACGGCAAACACGCTGACGGCGTATGAACTTCAGTACGCAGACAGCAGCAACGGTTCATCTTTCAGCGCGTGGACTACATACTACACATACGGCACAGGTACACGCAGCGTTTCGGCCTCCTTGCCAGCGGCTAAAGGTTGGCGCAAATTCCGCGTCCGTGCGCTTGGCAGCGCCGGAAGCGACTACTATTCCGATTGGAGCGAATCAAGTGCAGTTTGTCGAGTTGCTATGCCGACAACGCCGGGCAGCTTTGCCGTTTCGCCGACGATATGGGACAGCGGAAACGTCGCGCTTTCGTGGTCTGCTTCGGCTGTAACAGGCGCGTCAATCAGCAGGTACTATGTCGAATACCGATTGAAAAAGTACGGAAGCAGCTTCGGAAGCTGGACTGCACTGACAAATACGACTGCGCTAAAGTATTCATATAATCCGGGACTGTCAAAAGGCGATGTCATAGCTTTCCGCGTTCGCTCACTTTCTTCAGATGGCATCCATTCGGCATATACGTCTGAAGCTACTGTATCGCGTCAAACAGATGTTCCGATCAATCTGACGCCCGCTGCTGGATGGTATACGTTGCTTGATCTTTGCGCGTGGGAATTGCCGACCACAATCAATCTTGCAGGAACGATTTGTCAGTACGCCTATACGATAAATAGCGGCGTAACTTGGTCTGCATGGAACAACGCCAGCGGAAACAGCTTTAATGCTGCGGCGCTGTTTGATTCCGTGTCTTCCGGGAACTATTTCTGCTATAAGGTGCGTGCCGTTCAAACGAACGGCGACATTACCGATGCAGCTATATCAGGTATTCTTTATAAAAATACTGCGCCCGCTGCACCTGTCATACTTTCCCCTGTGCCTTCATCCCCGATTTCACCGGGCGCATTCTGGGCAATTCTGCGCATCACAAGGGATATAAACGGGCATAGCATGACAGTTACATACAGCAAGGATTCAGGCGAGTTTGCAATCATTGCAAACGATATAACAGATAGCTGCATTGTCGCTGTCAAGCTAACAGCAGGCGGCGCGTATCGCTTCAGGGTAACGGATGAATACGGCGCATATTCCGAAGTTGCGCGAACAATTACTGTAACCGCTGAAACGTACACAGATAGCCCTGTAACAGCCGGAACGACCCGCATAAAGGCTGCGCACATCAATGAGATACGCAGCAGGGTCGAGCAGCTTTGCGCGTTCTACGGTCTATCTGCGCCGTCGTGGAACGAATCTATCATTGCAGGCACAACTTCTATAAAGCACTATCCTGCACACGTTGCGGAAATCCGAAGCACATTGACCGCAATATATCAGAAAATTAACGGACTTGGAGCAGGCGTTATCATTCCCACGCCTGCGTGGAGTACAACGCTTGACGACACAAAGCCGAAAGCCGCTGCAATCGAAGAATTACGCGCTGCGGCAAAGGCGATTTGAAAGGAGGTGGAAAAATGGCATTACTGCGTGAAGTGCATACCAGAATTTTAGAATCTTGCTTCGATACACCGATTTTATTGCTTGGCAAAGTCGGCGAAAATCTTGCAACGAAGGTCGTCTTTGATGCTTCAGAATGGTACGACGGCAGCGGAATATTTCAACTTCTTGTCAAACGTGCCGATGAAGAAATGCTTACGGCAACTATCGAGCAAAACGAAGGCGTTATTTCTTGGCTTATTCCTGCCGCCGAAATCGGGGCTGCTGGATATGGCGAAATCGAGCTAAATTATATTGTCGGTGAAGCAAGAATGAAATCCGCCCGTGTTGATACGCGGGTTTTCAGTTCAATCGAAATCGACAGCTTGCCGCCGAACGGCCTGACTTGGTCACAACTGGTACTTGCGGCGATTCAGGACGCCCGCGACGCCGCCGAAGAAGCGCAGGGCGCAGAAGGCGAAATTGCCGACCTGATTGCCGACGCCGTCGCCGAAGCGACCGCACAGGCCGAAGCATCTGCACAGGCGGCAGCGGAAAGCAAACAAGCGTCAGAAGAAAGCGCCGACGATTCGGCAGCAAGCGCAACCCTTGCCGAAAGCTACGCGAAGGGCGGCACTTCGACCCGCACGGGCGAAGATACCGATAACGCGAAGTATTACAAGGAACAGGCTGCTCAAAGCGCCACAACCGCAAGCGACAAGGCAACTGAAGCGAATCAGGCCAAAGACGCAGCAGTTGAAGCGAAAAACAAGTCAATCGCTGCGCGCGACGAAATCTTTGATATTCTCTATAACGCGACGATCCTGAACACGACCGAAACCGTCACGTTTAACAGCGACAACCTTGTTGACACGATTGTTCATACTGACAACGCTTCGGGCAGCGTCGTCAGGACTGACGTATTCACCTATAACGGCAATATTGTCACAGAAGTCAGGACGGCAGCGGACGGCAGAACGCAAACGAACGTTTACGACCTTGACACGCTGACACAGCAATTCAACGTATAAAGGGGACTTTATGATGGACTACATCAAGCACAGTTCAATCAATCAGACGTCAAGCGGCTTGCCCGTCTATGAATTCATCATTGACAGCGCCGCAGACGTCGAAACGCTGCCGACGATGGAAGACAAGAAAGAATTCATCGAATGCGTCGCGGCTGGATCTATCGCAACCGTCAAAGATATGTCAGCGCTTTATTTCCTGTCGGCTGACGGCTGGATTGAAGTTTAACAAGAAAGGATGAATTGAAAATGGCTGAACGTGACCTGTTCCTTGCGGCCCTGATTAAAAAGGGCCTTGACGGCCTGAACAAGAAGGTTGATACCCTTGCCGCTGTCGCGGGTGAAGAAGCTTCTTGGGCGTCGATCAAAAAGGTTGTCGCTGCGGGCATGGCCCCGAACGCGTACCCTATCGGAACGCAGTTTTCCGTATCTCATACAAAATACGGCAATCTGCTTTTCGACGTCGTCGCCCATAATCACCATAAAAACCCGAACAACGCCGCCGCGCCGACAATGACGCTGCTGCTGCACAACATTATTTATTCAAGACCCTTTGACGGCGCTGAAGCGGTTTACTGCGTGACTGAAGAAAACTATCCTGAAGGATTGCCCGCCGGAACGTATCATTTCCTGCCGCCTTCTGATTATCTGACGAACGCAGAACTTGAAGGTTGGACGGGTATTCAATTCACGACGACGCAGGTTGTTCCTGCCGGCGGGCAGATTGTTATTGTCGGATGGGAAAGCGGCAACATTTCCGCAAAGAAAATCAGCACGTTCGAAAGCAACGCGGCAATGACAGCGATTGAAAGCGGGCTGACGCTTTCTGACGGCAAGGGCGGCACTTCCATTGGAACCATTCATAAATACAATGAAGACGCCGACGGATACATGAACGTTCTTCAGCGGCTGCGTTACGGTAACAACAACTGGAACGAAAGCAATATTCGGCAATGGCTGAATTCTGACGCTGCTTCGGGTTGGTGGACGCCGACGCACAGTCTTGATAGACTGTCTTCAACATATGCAAACCTTGAAGGGTTCCTGAACGGCATTAACCCTGAATTCGCTGCCGTTCTTGGTGAAGTTGATGTTGCTACCCGAAAGAACAATGTCTTTGAAAATGACAACCAGCGCGGCAACATTGTCTATACAACCCGCGACAAAGTCTTCTTGCTGTCGAACAACGAAGTCGGCTATAACGTCGAAGGTATCGCGCAGGGCAGCGTTGTTGACTTCTATGACGGCGCTGCGAATGCAGACCGTATCAAGTATGATTATGCTTCGACCGCTACGGCCCGTAACTGGTGGTTGCGTTCGCCGAACCCCGGCAACGCGAACAATGCGCGTCTCGTGGACACTACGGGCGCGCGGGGCAGCTATTACGCCTCTTATGGTAACGGCGCGGCGGCGGCTTGTGTAATCTACTAATCCCCGTTCAATCTGCCGCCGTCAAGGCGGCAGATACCCCTTTTTGAAGGTGTGAAGATATGTCAGTTATCAAGGCAAAGCGTTCGGAAGGAAAACTTCAGGTTCTAATTCAGGCGAATAACCTTTGTGTTTATACTGTTCAGATTTGCAAGAATGAAAAGTATTTTCCGAAGCGCGACCGCTGGATTATGACACAACATATTGTACATGAAGCGCTTGACGTATTGTGCTGCATCAAGCGCGCGAACGCTGTTAATGTGGCTACATGGGAGGATTACAAATACCGAAGGGCGCAGTAGGTAGAAGCCTATTCACATGCAGAAGTGCTGCTGACCTTGCTTGACGTTGCGTATATCACGCTTTGCATCGAATCGCAACGCATAGAGTTCTGGACAGGTCAAATTATCAGTGTTGAAAATCTGCTGAAGAAATGGCGCGAAAGCGACAGAAAGCGCTACAAGTCTATCTTGCGCCCCGATCAGAGCTGTTCAACGTCTTCGGACGATGGATAAAGGGCGAATCGTTATAGCTACGGCCCGTAACTGGTGGTTGCGTTCGCCGAACCCCGGCAACGCGAACAATGCGCGTAACGTGGACACTACGGGCGCGCGGAACAACAATAACGCCTACAATGGTAACGGCGCGGCGGCGGATTGTGAGATAATGCCCGCTTAAAGTAGGCCATGCGGCTGAAATCTGTGCTACTCACACAAGGAACGATTCACCCGCCCCGAAAGGGGGAACACAAAGCGGCGACGCCGCCAGCGTTTGCGCTGGTGCGGCTATAAGCGCCGTTCTTTTTATGCAAAATAAAACAGTAAAAGATGCTACTTCCTTCCGCGAACTATATAAAGGCTTGAAAAAATCATGCTGCAATGTTCGATGGAAGGATAGCGTCATAGGCTACGAAGCGAACAGTCTGAAGAACACTTATCTTCTGCGTCAAAGTCTTTTGAATGGAACGTATAAAATAAGCGACTATCAGAAATTTCGCGTATATGAACCTAAAGGACGTGAAATTGTGGCAACAAGGATAAAAGACCGCCAATTTCAGCGAAGTCTTTGCGATAATGTGCTTTATCCTCAAATCACACGTTCGTTTATTCGTGACAACTGTGCTTGCCAGCGCGGGAAAGGTGTTGATGATGCACTTAATCGCATGAATGTTCATCTTCGGCGTTACTTTCTTAAAAATGGTTCTAACGGCTGGGTGCTGAAATGCGATATACGCCACTACTTCGCGGAAACGCCGCACACAGTAGCGAAAGCTGCAATCAGAAAGCGGCTAACCGATCAGGATGCGGCAGCATACACAGACATGATTATTGATAGCTTCGGCGGCGAAGTCGGCATAGGTTTAGGCAGTCAAGTATCACAAATAACTGAACTTGCGGTGCTTGATGACCTCGACCATTTCATAAAGGAACGCTTGCGAATCAAGCACTATATTCGCTATATGGATGACTTTGTTTTGATTCACAACGACAAGGACGTTCTTCAAACAGCCTTAAAAGAAATCAGATTACGTCTTGCTGTAATCGGTCTGACGCTTAATCAGAAGACACAGATTTTCCCTTTGAAGCAGGGGCTTTTGTGGCTGAAGTGGCGTTTCCTATTGACTGATACAGGAAAGGTTGTCAGGCTCATTTGCAGACAATCTGTTGTCAGAGAAAGACGCAAATTGCGAAGAATGGCACGACTTGCAAAGGCGGGTAAAATTCCTATTAAGTCACTAACGGAATCCTTTTTCACTTGGAAGGCAAATGCGCAACGCGGCAACTGCCGAAAAATCATTTTGAATATGGAATCCCTATATAATCAACTAATTTCGGAGGTCAGACAAAATGAAAGTCAAAAATGAAGAAAGAATTGCCCGAATCGAAGCTATCTGCGAAAAAATCAGAAACGCTGAAATTGACGTACAGGAATCTGTACTTCGTGACGCCATTGCCGCCGAAGACGAAGAACTTGCTGCGTCGATTACGCGCACGATCAGAAACAAGCTGCTTGAACGAAGCGACGGTATGCTTGCTTTCGACCGCTGCGGGATTGAGCTTCCCGACACGGTTACAGCGTCGTCGATGCTTCAAACCTTCAAAGCGTTGATTGATGGTTTGAAAACTTTGCTAAACGGCGAATGGGCGGAATACCGTCAGGCGCTGCGCGATCTGCCAGCACAACCGGGCTTCCCCTTCAATATCGTTTGGCCGGAAATGCCTGAAAACACGGTGAAGAATGACAATGAATGATTCATATAAAATTCATGTAGCATCAACAAGAAGAACGTGCGAAGTCACGTTCTTTTTTGATGATGGCGCAACTTATACCCTACCAACAAGGTATTACCCCGGCATCGAAGATGATATTCGACGCAACTATTATGCTTGGCGCGCTCATGCTGTCGCTTACTGCGCCGAACGTGCCAAACTTGACAATATCTTAGATGTATTGACTGTTAATTGCTTGGAGGACGAAAGCAATGCGGAAAATTGATCTTGCCGCACAAATTGCGCGCAGCTTCGTCGGCTGTCCTTACGTTTTTGCGTCTACCGGGCAGGAATGCACGGTAACACTTCGGAAGAATCGCGCAGCGGCGCGCCCGGCTTATGCCGATGCAATTTATAAATACTGCCCCGTGCTTTCCGGGAAGCAGGAAAACTGTTCGTCATGCAAGTACAACGGGAAACGGGCGTTTGATTGTCGAGGACTGACGTACATTGCTTGCAAAGAAGCCGGACTAAAAATCAGTTCCATCGGTGCATCTTCGCAATACAGGGCTGATGACTGGATTGAAAAAGGCACAATCGACAAAATGCCAGCAGACACGCCCTGCATTCTGTTCAAGCAAGACAAATCCAATGCAACCGTCATGCAGCACACGGGTTTTGCCCTTGGTGACGGTTACGCGGTTGATTGTCGCGGTCATTCTGCCGGAACCGTTCTGAAGGCTGTTTCTTCTTACCCTTGGACGCATTACGCGATTCCAAAGGGTGCATTCGATGAAGTCGAACAAACGACCATTTCCAAAGAAGAAACGACCACAACGCGCGCAACCATCCGAAAAGGCAGCAAAGGTGACGATGTAAAGTTACTTCAAAACGCCCTGCTGAAGCTGGGTTATGTTCTTCCGAAATATGGCGCAGATGGAAGTTTTGGAAACGAAACTTCCGCAGCCCTGAAGCAATTCCAACAGAACAACAGCCTGACGGCTGACGGTATCTGCGGGCCTGCTACATGGGCAAGACTTGACGCATTGCTGAATGATGCTTCTGTTGGACCTGTTACGCTGTACAATGTGAGCATTTACGGACTTGACGCGGCAACAACTGCGTATTTGCTGGAATGCTATCCCGGCGCAGTTGCAACAGAAGCAAACAGTTAAATGGCTACATTGAAAGGGGCTGATAATATGCGCGCCGAACGCGCTATTATATGCAAGCGCTGCGATCTATCCCGATGACAACATGAAAGGAAAAACAACCATGAAGGAAAAAATTTTTCAGACGATTGCAGCGGCGGCGGGCGCTGTCGCTTCCTTTTTCTGCGGTCTGCCGCCTATCTTGTGGGTGCTGCTTGCTGTCATGTCCCTTGACTACATCACAGGGCTTATCTGCGGCGCAGTCGGGAAAAGCCCTAAATCCACGAACGGCGGTTTATCCAGCAGCACGGCGTTTGCAGGTCTTATGAAAAAGCTACTGATTATCGTCATTGTTGCGCTTGCGTATCTGCTTGACGCGGTCGTTTCGATGAATGCAGGCGTATCTTTTGCTGCGGTTTCTGGTGCGTCTTGCTTGTGGTTCATCAGTTCCGAAGGTGTCAGCGTACTTGAAAATGCGTCGCTGATTGGCGTTCCGATTCCGAAGGTAATCAGGCAGGCACTTGAAGTCATGCGTGGCAATGACGAATCAAAAGACGATTCAGCCAATACTTAAAGCAACAGCAGGGCGGTTTCCCGTCCTGCTGTTATTTGTCTGCAATCACAAATAGAAATTTGATTCCTTGGCGCGATCTATCGAAACAACCAGCCCGAAAAGATGACCTGCGATAATGTAAAAGTGTTCGACCGCTGAAAGGTATGCTCCACTTCACAGGAGAAATCCGAACCTGATTCCGGTTGGAAACGGGTTCGGATTTCTTTATTTCTTTGAGAAGGCTAGAACTGAATAGATTGACCAATAGCATAGAAAGTCAAAAGGCTCTAAAGTTAAAATGGAAGGGGTCGGCTACAGTAATCTACCGCCACTTTCCATTTCTTTTTCTCACTAATAGTGTTTGAGAGAGGAGTCTTTCACAATCGCCCTTTGATCCTTTTGTTGAAAGCGAATTATAAAATAAAATTCAGCACTACACTTGACAAATACAACGAAATTGGTTAAAATGATAGACGCAAACTATTTTGTGAGGTGAAAACTATGGAAATGACCGGGAATTCCTTTAAGTTTGGGCTGGACATTATTGACCATGTTATTGTCGAGGCCTTACGGCAGGCATTGGAAAATGTAATGCCTGACATTATGATTGACAATAATCTTCAGGAGCGGAATGGCTACGGCCAGTTCCGTTGGAATGCTATTATCGCACAACTCCGGGAAAAATGTCAACATTTAGGCTGGCTTGATCTTGGAATTTGCAAGCGAGGGGCGTGGAAGACTCCCGTTTTGTTTCATCCTGCCTCACGCAACCTATTTACCTTGATGACCGAGGGAACATTTGTGGAAGTCCAACGCAGAAAGGAAAAGGGCAAGCATTATCTGTGCGGGGGAGCAAGCTATAATCATAATCTACAGCCCCAAATGGAACAAATGCAAATGGACTTGCCACCTGTTGAGCGAACTGCAGAGAAATGGGTAGCAGAGTCCCGCGAGCAATTGGCATCGGCAGTGCATCTTGATGTAGGAGAAATTAATGGGCACATTTTAGTACTGTTCGATGTACATGACGATAAGTTGCTGTCTGTCCGTGCAGTGAGGGTGACAAGTGATTTGGCGATCTCCACGGAAGAAGAGGATTGGTCGGAATACATTCGGATGCCGTATGAAGCAACCCAAACTGTTGTACCGCAGCAGAATGATGACGATGAAGGAGAGTCGCTCGTCGAACTCCTTTAATTGCAAAGGGATGGTGAATGATGCAAAATGGGAACCGTATCAATGCGGAACGTCTAAAAGAAGCTCGCTTATTTAGACGAATGACTATGGATGAATTGGCGAGTATTGTTGGAATCAATAAACAGGCTATTTCGCAGTTTGAGAATAAGAAAGCGTCTCCAGAGCCTATCACATTACGTCGGATTGCTGATGCTTTAAGATTTCCTTACTCCTTTTTCGTCGAGGGTGATCCACAATCCGTAATTGGCAACACATATTTTAGAGCACTCTATTCCAGCAAAAAAAAGGACTTAGTTTCGCAGCAGATTAAGACGAAATATCTTGCGCGAATTCACGCTATTCTATCGAAAAAGGTTAAGTTCAAAAATCTCAACCTCCCACCATTCGATAATGGTGAAAGAATGACAATTGAACGGCTTGCTATGTATGTGCGTCAATATTGGGAATTGGGGGATGCCCCGATTCCTAATATGGTTGCGTTGCTGGAACGAAACGGAATAATCGTTGGTGAATTCTCTACAGATAGTCGCGAGATAGACGCGTTTTATCAATATTATGAAGAAAATGGGAACTCGACGTACTGCGTTGTTCTTGGTACTGATAAAAGGAGCTTTTACCGTCGACAGTTCAATTGTGCGCATGAATTGGGGCATATCCTTTTGCATGAACGCTACGCGGATTTGAATGAGATTAATCGTGAAGAATTCCGAGAGCGTGAGGATGAAGCAAACGATTTTGCTGCTGCGTTTCTTTTACCAGCAGATACATTTGGAAAGGATGTATCTGTCTATCCTAATCGTTTAAGCCATTATGTTGAACTGAAGAAGAAGTGGAATGTTTCGATAATGGCAATGATTATGAGAGCATATTCGCTAAAATATCTCACGCCAAGTCAGTATTCTTATTTGATGAAGCAGATGAGCACAAATGCTTATCGCATAATGGAGCCATTGGATGATACAGTAGAGTATAAACATCCACGCGCACTTAGACAAGCAATTGAATTGTTACTAACAAAAGGTAATATGTCGGGCGAAGATGTCATGCGATTGTTTTCTGCTAACGACTTTTCTATTTCTGCTAATGTAGTAGAGGAATTGTTGGATTTGACAAAGGGCACACTTTCAAGCAAGGAACCAAGTAATATTGTTGAATTTCCTGTTCTGATTGAAAGTCATTCACATTGAGTAAAATAGGGTCTAGAACCTGATATTTATTCATATCAAATCAAGTAGTGGACCAATTGGACTTTAGTCTTTCTACTATGGTTTGTTCAGCCCAAATAAGGATAAACAATAATATGTCATTATACACAGGAGTTGGCCT